CCGGTCTCTCCAAGGGGTATCCTTCCCCGATGTTTTCATCCGAACATCGTAAAACGGACCCTTTTGGTAGGGGGCCTACTTACGTAGCGCCTTCGAGGAGGAGGGGATATTCGAATTCCCCCAAGATGTATATTGGCAAAACGGGCTGGCGATTCTCATAAATGAGATCACTGAGGGAGAGGGGGTGGTGTTCCCCATTCTTGATCTCCGCTCTAGCAGCCTTCCAGACATCCGCGTTCTTCCAGCAACATTGACTAATAGATTGATCCTTCTTAGAAGTTTCAAGCAAAGTGTCCATGTCGCAATATTGGAGTGTATCGCAGATGAGGAGGCCGTAAGCCCTATCCCACATCTCTTGGACGTCCACTAGCGTGCCGACACCTGGTAAAAGATTTTTCTTACAGTGTGTGGCATCAACACGAAGTGTGTCCATCCTCCTCTGCACAAGTTTGTGCATTTGCCATTGGGCCATCTCCTTAGGTTGGCGAATCGTGTGAGGCTTCTTTGCGAGTTTGTTCTTGATGATACCACAACAGATTAAATCTGTCCGGTCTATCTCATGATCAAAATCTCTCGCGATGCCGACACCGCCTAACCACTCAGGGACAAACCAGGGAATGCCTTTATATCGTGTTAGCTCCTTGCGATTCGCGTTCAAAAAGAACTGCTTAACGCGGGGCCAGACGGTCTCAGGACAACAATTACGGAGGACCCGGCTTAAAAAGCCGAGGTCCTTCATGTCCTTCTTTCCGCTGTAACACTTGTTGGCACCTCCCCCGGTCTGCAACTTCCTTCCATACATTAAGCCAACATTGACGTAGTGGGATTCAACCCATATACTTTTGTTTGCCACTCCCTCCAATTCTGGTCCACAAAGTGGCTCCCAGTTGAAGAGCGTTGAGTTAATTGTTAGGAAGTTCCGTGCCCAGTAGGTCTTACCTACACTAGACTCGAGTCCGGCGAAGCCGGTGATCTTTTCCCAGAGTTCTCTTATGTTCTCTCTGCCTTTGAAGACACAGTCATCCCCGTTAATGAGGAGAGGTGCCTTGCGGGGTCCATCTCGAAGAGTTAATTCCCTCTGATAGGAAACCTCGAGAGCCCAGCGGCAGAGCGCGCCATTAATGACGCAGAGAATAGGGA